TTTTGACTTAGATATGTAGTAGGAACTGTAGTCGATAATCCAGGTGTTTTCAAGATGTAATTTAACTGAATTGTGTAAGTCGCATCAGGGGTTGGAGCAAAAACTAAAGTATCTTCATCCCAATAACTGTAATATTTTGGAACGCCAGTTTCTCCTTTTGGATTATACTCGGCCATAAAATTAGTATCTCGATACTGTAGAAAATCTCTATTATCTGCTGCGGCTGTGCCATCGGAGTCTATAATTTGAGCAGATCTAACAATTAATAAATCTGCCGGAGTATCTATGAATCTAGTATTTAAAACTAAATTAGCTGTCACATATCTTCTGTTATTATCTGAATCTACTTCTCTTAATATTCTTAATTCTGCATCTTGAATAAATCCATTTAAGATAGTATCGGTAAATACATTACTGGATACTTCTGTGTAGTCTATAATTTTTTGTTTTAATTCTGCGTATGTCATGCTCTATCATTAACAGGTCCAGCTAAACATTGGAACCCGCCTCCTGTTTCTGTGCTGCTTGCAGCACTAATTAAATTAAAAGTAAAACTGTTGTTTTGTGTAACAGTTGAAGGTTGACCCGCTTGTGGGACTACTGTTGGAACCATGGTCACGGAATAAGCTCCGTAGACTTTTGCTCCGTTAGAGTGTGCACCTGCGGGTGTGTTTTTGGGAGTCTGTCCTCTGAAAGGAGCAGCTGTTCCTCTAACACAATTCGATAAAACGTTTCCTGAGTTACCATTATAAAAAATAGTTTCGTTTTCAAACAAACCTGAAACGGCATTCATCTTTTCAATTACAATATATCCTTGACTTGGAAATGCTGAAGAGTCAGTTAATGTTATAGAAATAGCTGTAGCAGTAATGTCACCATTTAAAGTTGTTTCTAATTGTAAAGTAGAAACCGCAACTCCACCAACTGGAGATTTAACATCGTAAAATCGTATAGAGTCTCCTGTTTTGTAATCACTAAATGGAAAACTTACTGAAACTTGAGTAGATGCATTGGTCATTGTAAAAGGATTCTTAGGTAAAAAATCTGTAGTTGGAAATTCTGTTCTTGCTGGCCTTGGGTGAGGTAATCCTTGTGGATCAGCTGTGTAAGGTTTTGGTTCAAGTTGTGGTTGTTTAGGTTCATACTCTGAAGTATGAACTCTTGCACCATTCCATTCTTTTACCATTTCAGTATACGGATATGCTAATCCAGATCTGTCTGAAATAAATAATGCATATCTACCTTTTGATAAATTTCCCATAGTTATATACTCGGATAGTAAGTTTTAGGTGAAATGTAAACACTAGCTGAAGAACCATCTTCTTCTAGAGCTCTAGCCAATTCATCCTCGTAAATTAATTTTAATTCTTGTATTCTTGGTTGTGCGTATTTCATAGATAGATAATACGTTAATCCTGCTACCATACAAGGAACAAATCGGTAAGGAACATCAGTTGCATTTGTATAATCTCCTGCATCTTGTATTCTTTTTTCATAATAAAAATTTATAACATCTCCGTTTTGAGTAGAACTTGGAGTTAAATAAATTGTTATTAAAACATGATCAATAAATCTTTGAACAAAATATTGTGATGGTTGACCTGTTGCCGTTTTATTTGACAAAGCTTGAAATTGAGATCTATTAATTTTTTCTAAAGGAGAATCTACATTAGAGGAGTTTCTATATGATGCTTCTAAAATTTCTGTAGCTTGATTAACAAAATTAGTAATAGCATCTCCGTTTGAGTGAGTTGCAGCAGTAGTTCCATTAACACCTCGAGTTACTCCTGTTAATTCTAAAGAATTAAAACCAGTGTATGAAATATTTTCTGATCCTACATTAATTGTTCCTGAATCAGGCATACGATCTTTTGATGCAATAGTAATTCCCGTAGTTGCTGACGTAGAAGAAATAGCGGCAGTTAAAGTGGATGTAACCCCATTAGAATTACCATCGGATGTTGCTCTAAAAATTCTATATTCGTTTTTATTAGTTTCTAAAGTAATATTAGTATTTGCTACTTCCCAAAAATGAAGACCTCTGTTACCCCATTCTTGAAACATTATATTTAAAGAACGTCTAGCAGTTTTTAAATTATAACCGCTCATGTCAAATTGACCGAGTCTGTTATAAGACTCTTCAATTATCTCATCGATCTTAAACGTTTTGTCAAACGTTGTAGTGCCTGAAGTAACGTTGGCCATTTAGACTCCTACGAATTAGTGCCGCCGCTATGAAAAACAGTTATAGCTGTAATCTGTTCAGTAGTAAATGCAGCGTAGACATCTGTTTTAAATAAAATTGGTGTAGGGAAATTAATTGTCATATCATGAATATGAGCACCCTTATTTAATTTTATTTTTGATGTTCCAGTTGCTCCACCATCTTTAAACTCAAGAACTCCAGCTTGGTTTGGTCCAGATACATGAACACCGTAAACTCTTGTTCTGCCGCTTTGAACAGTTTTTGTTTCCGTAGTGACGTTAGTTGCTACACCATCAATTGATGATCCTGCGTATATACTCATATTTTTCTCCTTAAAATTTTATGCGGGCCCGAAGGCCCACATTCAATTATTTATTATACAGGTCTAGCTGAATCGTTCCAGTAGTCTTGTAAGTACGTAGCTTCGATTCTTGCAGTACCAGCATCTGCTGAGTTAGTTACAACAATTGCAAATAACTCAATATCAGTTGCTCCAACTTTCCATCTCTCAGTAGCTGATTGTAACATTCTTAATGGTCCAATTGAACCAGCTGCAATGTTATGAGCTGCTGCGATGTCCGTAGCATTATCTGCGCCATCACCTAAAGCTAAAGTTGATGTACTTGAATTATTCCAAAGTGTTTCAACAAAAATTGAAATACCAATTATTTGTGAGTACGCTGGAATGATTAGGCCAGTAGCAGTAGCTGTAGTGTCATTGTAGTTGATTAAAGTTGGTGCCATTTTTGACACTGCTGTAAAACCAACATTAGCTCTGTCTTGTCCAAGTGTAGTACCTGTAGTGTATTGAATCGTTCCCGATTTTATCGGTCCCGAAAAGGTTGTTCTTGCCATATTATCCTCCTAGTTTTCCGAATACTGTCTCTAGGCCGTCGACTATACGCGTCAGTATTCTAATTAAATGTATAGTGATTAAGTTGTATA